GCAGCAATAAATCATGGTGATGCAATATGGGAAATGAGAGGTTTAGGGTTTGATGGAAGTTCCGACCAGAATTCAGCAAGAATATTATTTACTGCGGATGCAACTCCAAGCAGTGCAACACCTGGAAGAATAAGTTTACAAACGGCTTCTAGTACAAGTTTAGTTACTAACACATAGCGGTTCAGATACCCATACCGTAGCTATTGATGAATGTGTTTTATTAGTAAATCAACAAAGTATGATGGGCGGAGTTTCTACAATAGCACTACCCGCAGCATCGGGATCAGCTGGAAGAGTATTAACCGTAAAAAATATTAGTGCGGCGGGAGGAGTTGTAACACTGGATGGTAATGGAAGTGAAACAATAGATGGTTCTACAACCGAATCACTAACTTCAGGAACTCAATTTGTATCTATAATATGCGATGGGAGTAACTGGCATATTATAGCGGAACATGCTTAAAAATGGAATGTAAAAAATGCGGAGATAGACCAGACCTAGAATATGATGAGGGTTATGGTAATGCTGACGAGGGATATACTTGTTGGGGTTGTTATAATGAATATCAAGAATCTGGACTATGACTTACAGAAGCGGTTATGTTGGCGAATATAAAGCAAAGAAAGAACTTGAAAATATTTACGGCAAAGACTCTGTCTTAAAAATAGCTATTGCCCAGATAGGAGCTGACTTTATGATTATTAAAGATGGCAGATTAATTTTATTAGTAGAAGTTAAAGAAACAATTAAAAAAAAATATTATCCTAGTAAAAAAGAAAAATCTCAATTTGAGAGGATAAAACAATTTGCGATGACAAACGACACCCGGGCTGAGTTGTGGATATATTACCGTAAAGGAACAGGTTCACCCTCTCAAAAAGAGATTAAATGTATTTATTCTTTACCAAATTCACTAGGTTGAATCTCTAAAGATTCATTAACATCTGGTAAATATAACCCTTCAGCGATTAATTCTTCTATCTTATGCTTTAAATCTTCAACATCTTCAAAGTATAATTTAAACCTATTTCCAGCTTTTCCAAATTCATAGGAGTTAGGAGACTGAGTTTTATTAATTATTATACCTTTAATTATCTCACCCGCTTCATTTGTAAGCGTATTAGAGCCATTTTGAGCTTCTTTTTGGCTTTCTTCTGGGGTTAAAGGTATTAAACTTTTTACCACTAATCACCCATTTTACCATAGGCTTATTAGTGTTTGTTAGAGCTTCTGTTTTTTCTTCAATTATCATTATCAATACCTCCTTTCAACAATTTATCTTTAGCCATATCTAAAACAGCTTTTTGAAATTTCAAAGCTTTTTCCATGTCTTCAACTTGTGATGTCGCATTGTCTACAACTTCAGACCAGTACGCTTCTTCTTTTGAACCCACTTTAATTTTTAATTTCTTATCTTCTATCATTTTATCTACATTCCTCGCATATTTCCAAAGTATCATCTCCCTCTGGATATTGTTTTATTTCATTTCCGCAATCACATATCATTTTAGATTTATGTTCTCAAATACCTCAATTAATTTTCTTTTCCAATAATCTGCTGCATCTTCAAAAGGAGCAATATCTCCAGAGATATTTAACTCTTCAAAAATTTCTTTTATTTTTTGTTTTGTCATTTTAATTATATTTTTTATTAAATTTATTTATACATTCGGCAATAATATAAAATGCGTTTCGTTCTTTATCTGTTATAAATTCGTTATCAGGGTTATTTATAAAATACTCTAATTCAATTAATACGAATCCTAAATCTTTATCTGTCATTTTATTTTAACCCCACACTTCCATAAAATAAAAGCTTCCCAACTATTAGCCTTACCGCTAAGTTTAGAACTATCTTTTATTTCTTTAAGTTCTTTAAAGTGTTCTTCTTCAAACGCTACATTTAATGTTTTTACCATTTTATTTCTTGTAGACTAGGGAAGATGAAAAAAGAGTGATGTATAATGTCATAGTCATCATCCTTAACCCTAATCTACATAGTTAGTTAGAAAGTAACCTTTATAAACCTTTCTATTCTTTATTATACATATTATGTTAAGGTTTTTTGTATTTTATTGGTTGATGATTCAAGAATGTGCAAACCAAACTCAGATTCTACGCAATTTCTTAATACTAATTTTTTATCGATACCCTCATATTTAGATAAATCAAATCCTTTTCTTTTTTGTAAGACCTCGACTTTAGAATCATGCTCTCTACTTCCATACCCTTTCATCTCATTTATTATAAAATTACTCCAATATAAATGCCCTCCTATTTTCTTACCTTTAATTAAAGGCTCATACCAAGGGATTACATTCTTTATTTTGTTGGTGAGTTGCCTTTCTAACCTTACTATGACTAGGGCATGGAGGTGAACTCCATATAAAATCAAACTCCTCAAAGTGTTCTAATAAATATTGGTGAGCGTCTCCTATTATAATGGTATCATTTGGAAAGAAGCTCCCATATATTTCGGCTATTTTTGGGTTTATTTCAATAGCTGTTATATCATGCTGATCACCCCATAATCTACGATTCCCCCCTATTCCAGCGTACAAATTAAGAATCTTCACCTAATCCCTCAATAATTTTTATACAGAAATGTTTATGCTCATCTTCTTTTATTTCAAATTTACATAATGGAAAGTCTCCTTTCTGACATTCATTACAAAACCAACGCCATCTTTGAGATTCACACACAAAAAAAGGCGTTTTTATAGTTTCTTCACAATTTTGACAACAAGGCACATCCCCAACGATTTCTTGAGCCTCATCATCTAGAGTAATTACCCCAACTTTTTTATTTAAAGCTCCTTTTCTAAATTCAATTTGAAACGTAGCATTATCTTTATTTATCATGCGTAAATAACCTCTCTATCTACTTTTTTTTGTAATTTATCCCTTTCTTTAGTCAATTTACTTATTTCTTTATTTGATTGACTTAATTTATAGTTAGATAACGCTAATTCTTGTTTTAATAGCTTAATTTTCTCTTCTGAAGTCTTTTTCTTCTTATTTGTTACCATAGAAACCTCTAATTCTAGCATTTGGTTAAAAAGTTGACTCATATTAATATTTAAAGCCTGTGCTTTAGCCTTAACATCAAAGTCTACATAGAGATTTGCAATGGTTTTCATAGAAATAAGGGTTATTTAACTTTTTTAAGTATTGTTATCATTATATATATCTATAAACATAATATATAATATAATATGCTATATGGGGGGTGGGGTGGAACAACTTTCTTTTATAAATCTTTACCGAGGTTTTATATAATCATACAAATCCTAATACCACTTATAATAAGGAGGAATCTATCCTAACAATACTTTTAGTCGCATACTTTTTATTAAATCGCCAATAATCTTATATAAATTGAAAGCTTTTAAAATGCATGTAGCATTTTAACCACTACATTTCGTAAAATAGATGTCTCTTAATAAAAAGTAGTGCCTAAATCCATTAGTTTAAGCGTGAGAAGTTCGCACAATGTAGCTTATACGTACTTTCAATTATAATAAAGCCGTTTGAGTAGAAGTCCTTAACTACTTGAATATAAGGACTTAAGGAGCTTAAAAAGTATTTAAAGGGCGTATTAAACGCTTATAACTTCCTATCAACGCTTAAAAGTTCCTGCGGAAAGTAAGCGACGATTAGGGGTTTTTTTCGCATTTCCGGGCTATCCCCCCAGAAATATTTTTTAATTTTTAAAATATAAAAAAATATATACTACCTCATCTTATTTTTTTTAATTATTTTAAAAAATGGAAAAAAGAGCCATAGTATTAGATGACTGGCAAAAGGATATAATAGAAGAAGACGGCAATGTATTATTATGTACTGGTAGACAAGTTGGTAAAACTATGACCCTATCACATAAAGCAGGTAAATATATGATAGAACACCCTAACACTAACATTATTGTAGTATCCTTAACTGAAGACCAAGCACAACTTATCATCATTATGATTTTAGACTTCTTAGAGAGAACGGACAAAAGGAAGATACACAAGGGAAAGAAGAAGCCAACAAAGAGTACGATTCAATTAACTAATGGAAGTAAGGTTATAGCAAGACCAGTTGGGAATACGGGTGACAGTGTAAGGGGTTTTACAGGTGACATATTGATAGTTGATGAAGCGAGTAGAATGCCAGAGCTTATGTGGATTGCAGCCAAACCAACACTATTAACAACAGGCGGAAAGATATGGATGTGTAGCACTCCACACGGAAAAACGGGTTATTTCTATGAATGCTTCATAAATAAGAATAATAGGTTTAAGGTGTTTCATATATCGAGTGAGGATGTTATTAAAAATAGACCAGTTAGTGAGGGTTGGACTAAGGAAAGGAAAGAGGCAAGTATTAAGATACTAGAAGAAGAGAGGGAAGATATGAGTGAGTTAAGATACTCTCAAGAATATTTAGGATTGTTTATAGATGACTTAAGGAGATACTTTAGCGATGAGTTGATAAATAGGATTTGTACATTAGAAAGACCTAACACCATTAAGAAAGACCAAGTTTATAGTTTAGGCGTAGATATTGCAAGGATGGGGGATGATGACAGCACTTTTGAAATATTAAGAAGAATGGAAAACAACCAACTCATTCATGTTGAATCGGTAGTAACAAGGAAGACCTTAACAACTCAAACCGAAAGACAAATATTAAACCTAGATAAGCTATATGATTTCCAACATATCTATTTAGATGCAGGGTCTGGCTCTTTAGGGGTTGGGATATTTGACCATTTACTAGATAATGAACAAACTAAAAGGAAAGTGGTTGCTATTAATAATAGGGCAAGACCATTAGATAGATTCAAAAGCAAATCAAGATTATTGAAAGAAGACCTATATGATAATTTGCTAATGCTTATGGAAAAGAATCAAATCAGATTATTAGATGATGATAATATAAGGGCGTCTTTAAGGAGTATACAATATGAATTTACAAAAGATGAATCTAATCAAGTTAAAATCTTTGGGAATTTTAGCCATATTGTTGAGGGATTAATAAGAGCGGCATGGATAGTAAAAGAGAAAAACTTAAATGTATGGTTAAGCTCCATTAGAATATAAAAAATGACTGAAACATTATGTGATAAGGCAGCAGTTGAGCTAAAAGCGGGAACTAATGTAAATAGTGCTATAACCGATGGGCAATATACCCAGCTGATCAACCAAGCAGAATCTTATATAAATGCAGTAACTCGAGTTAATTGGGTTGATGTTTATGCTGGATTAGATGTAGACTTAAAGAAGATTCTAGAAGATGCGGCAAGTAGTCACGCTGCTTTAGCAGCTATTAATTTTGATATGAGTGGGTATACAAGTAGACAAGAAGCCTTAACAATGCTTAACGTAAACTATACTAGATTGACGGATGCCGTTAGACAATTAAAAGAGAAGTACACAACCGACTTCATTTCAGAAACATGACGCTTATTCCTCAAACTTTTCCCATTCCACAAGAAACAGCTATCGCAAGTTATAACTATACCGATATTGCGGAGGGAACGGGCGTTATTACATATTATGGATTTGATGCTAATGATGACACAACCTTAGATTATCACCTCTCTATTAACTCTTCTATTTACGCACAAAATAAGGTTTTTACAACAGCAACAACTGGCGGAGGAAGTACAAAAAGCATTGATTTAGACTTTGATGTAATCTTCAACTTACCCCAAAGAATAAAGGGTACGGCTTATTGTAATATTACAACCTTTGTAGATTCTAATGTAACAGGCGCAACTTCTTATTTCTTTATCGTGAAATTGAGGAAGTATGATGGTAGCACAGAATCGGAAATCGTATCAGGACAGACCAAGTCAAGAACAAATTCAGGGAATTCAAATGTCCGAGAGTGGACGACTCACCTAGTACCATTACCAATAACTTCCCAAGTTCAATTTAAGAAAGGAGAAATCTTAAGAGTTACAATAGAGGGTTGGAGTAATAGAAGCACGGGTTCAGGTAATTTTGGATTTGCACAAGACCCAGCAAATAGGGCAGAAGATAACGCAGACACAACCCAACTACAAAACTTTATCCCATTCATATTAGATATATAACATGGCAGAACTAAACGCAAACGCAGCAGCAACAACCGACTTAAGCGGCACAGTTAAAGACTTTTCTGTTAATGCTCAACAACCAGACCAACCAACACAACAACAAAAAGAAACTTATTACGATTATCCTAATAGTAATGAATATCTAGGTTATTATAAGACGATTCCAGAACTAAAGAAAGCTATTGATAGTTTAGCAACTTGGACAACGGGCAAAGGTTGGACAGCTTCTCAACCAATTACATTAGTATTAGGTTCTTTTATAGGATGGGGAGAAGATTCAAGCCAGGCTATATTTTGGAATTTACAAGTTCAAAAGAAAGTCTTTGGGGATGCTTACGCTGAGATTATAAGGGATGAAAATGACAATTTAATCAACATAAAGCCTCTTTATACAGGTGATATGCGGGTTGTAGTTAACGGGCAAGGTATGATTATAAGGTATGAACAGAGAAACAATGTTAAAAATGGCGTTAATAAGGTTTTTAGACCTCATCAAATACTTCATTTAGTAAACGATAGGATAGCCAACGAAATACATGGAACTTCTGTAATTGAATCTTGTAAATGGGTAATAGATGCAAGAAATGAAGCCCTAAAGGATGAAAGGCTGATTAAACATAGAGAACTAGCTTTAGGAATACTATATATTGATTGATTCAGATAACGTAACTAAAAGAAATAAGATTATGACACAATACCAAGATGCCGTTAAGAACGGAGAAGTTTTAGTTTTACCTAAAGATACAGCTGAATTGAAAGATAGTGGGGTTAGACCACAAGACAGAATAGCATGGATACAATATTTAGAGAATTTCTTTTATCAAGCGGTTGGAGTGCCTAGAGTTATTGCAACTAGTGAGAATTTCACAGAAGCAGCCTCTAAGGTTGGTTATTTGACATTTGAGCCAATTTACACAAGGGAACAAACAGATTTAGAAACTGATTTATTAAATCAAACAGCTTTAAAAATTAAATTTAATAGACCTCCTAGTCTTATGGATAA